TATAGTAAATTATATATATATAGGACTGACTTACTTACTTATTAGTGTATTAGATAATAATATTTTGCGGAAAAATTAAATGGAACTATTTGAATACTTTACTTCGACAAGTAGGACAATTTACATAAGACTTATCGCTTGTATCGTGCTCTTTCATTTGCTCCATACAAGACTTATGAAAGTTATGACCACAATTAGTAGTTAGTAAATCTTTGCTCTCTATTTGTTCTAAACATATAGGACATTCGCAAGACGCTTTCGCCTTTTTGTATAGTTCTTTAATGAATTCTTGTAGGAAATCACTATTCTTAATATCCTCGATACTAATATCGTCTGGATTTGCTTGAGCGTTTGGGATTTCTTGATTTACATTATCATACATTTGAGATTGAATTTCGAAGAGTTCATCATTTACTTCAAAGAATTTCGCCCAAGCGTATTTCTTACCTTTAATTGCTTTATTCATTGCGAGTTTGTAGTTGATAGGCATAATTACTGCTGGAAAGTGTTGGAGTTGGAAAATTCAATTTTTTTTTTTTTTTCGTTTCGAGTTCGTGAATTTCGTGTTTTTCGTGTGAAAATTCCAGTTCCTCCAAAAAAATGTGAGGAGGAGAGAAAACGATACGAATTTCACGAATTTCACGATAAAGTAAAAAAACCCTTAAACCCCTATTTTAATATATTTTAGTTATTTGTATATTTAACAATGGATAGACAAAACTTTCATACACATAGTTCTACATTCTTGTGCGTTTTTAAAGTGATTACAAGTAGTAAGGTAAGCGTCGTCTCCTTTATGATTAGTATAGTCAGTGCCCTCTAATGGTGATTTCATCATAGTAGATTTTATAGTCTCCCCTCTTTCTACTCCTTCCTCTAACATTTCTAATATTTTATATTCAAAATCTATAATTTTTTGGTTCATTCTAATAGCGTTTGGTAAGTCTAAGTTATGAGCGTAAATGTAGAATTTTCGTTTTCGTTTTGAATATGTAAGAGAAGTTTGTGTATTCATCATTTGTTTATTTAATGTTTTATCTTGAGAGTGTTTAGTAAGCACTTGTCCTACATTTCCACAATATATAACACCTACATTCCCTAAACTCAGCATTCCTTCTTGTATTTCTAAATTAATCTTAAGTTCTTGTAATTCTTGCTCTAATCTTTCTATCATATATCCTTCGTGTTTTTGTAATTCATAACATTCTTTTATAAACTTTAATTTTTGTTGTTTTTTTGTTTGGCGGTTCATAATATAACTGCTTTTACCTTCTCTAAATCAAAAAAATCAATTTTTTTTTTTTGGTTCGGTTCGCACTTAAAGATTATATATATAAATAGATATATATAATGGATATAGAAGAACTAAGTGATATAGAAGAATATATACTATGGAATTTATCCTTTGGTATAACTGTATATGATTCCTTAGCAAAAATAAAAAAATTAGAGCATTATTATAAATTTATTGATTATGTTATTAGTAATTAGTCTTGTGTATTATCTAAGTCAATTTCTTCTACTTTAATTTCAGTATCAATATCCTCGTCCATATCGTCTCTCCAATCTATAAGTTGTAATCCTCTAGCAAATGGACTACTACCATTATACCAATTACAACTAATATTATCAGTTAAATTTGTAGTCCATAGCATTATACAATCTCTTGGTCCTAAGTCGCTATTTTCATATGCTTCTTCACTCAATTCATATTCATATATTTCTACTATTTCTCCATTATCTTCCCACTCTTTATATATATTCATTAATTCTTCTTTAGTATGGTGCTCATTAAACAATTCGCAATAGTCGTCTCCACTCATATATCCTACATTTTTGGTAATCATATTACCCTCTGTATCTTTACCAACTCTATCTGTATAATCTGCTTTAGAATTTCCAGTGTTTTCATCCTTATACCATTCCATATCCTTAAACCTTTTAGTATCCTCGTCCTCTTCTTCGCTTTCGTCCTCTGTTTCTACTTCTTGATTTTCCATAGTAAAGTTTGCTGACCAGTTCTCTAAACATTCTTCAAATCTATATATGAGTTCTTGCTCCATACCTTCTTCTCTATATTTATGTGGTTCTGCTAAAACATTAACAATCATAGTATTGTATTCGTCCCAAAATGCTTCTGTGGATTGCTCTTCGTATTTTGGGTTTCCAATATAAGTGAATTCATAAGAACCCTCGCTGTTGTAGTCTTGGTATAGTGAGATAATGTAATTACAATTAACACGGACGGACATAAGAAGACCACACCGAATATCGACATTGTTATAATTAGTTGTTTGGTTGTTTTGATTGAACATAATTGATAAATAATTAACAGAAAAAAAAAATTCAATTTTTTTTTTTTCAGTTCGAGTTGGTAGAAAAAAAGTATAAGCAAAGCAAAAAGTGTTGGAGTTGGAAAAAAAATTGGTTTTTAGATAATCTTAACCAAGGACTGAGTATCAAACTGTGAGTTATACCTTAGGAATGATTGCTGTAAGAGTGGATTAGATACACCAGCACCATTTCTTATAGCACTTACATTAGCGTCGCCAGTATTTACTCTTGATTTTAATGTAAGGTTATAGTCTTGATTTACAAAATTCTGTGTAAGACCTAATCCTAATGTATAATCAGCACCTACACCAAATACATCAGCAGCACAATTATCATTCTTAATATCACCAGCACCTAATGCTGCGTCGTCTATATCTTGTTTAATAGCAGAGTTAGTTAAACCTATACCAGCAACACTATGATAAGGTCTATTACCATTAAGTAATGAATTCTCAAATTGAATCCTTACTTCGGCATCACCATAAGCAAGTGCTGGGAATTGTAATGTTTTCTCACTAGCACCAGCAACTTGATTATCTTGGTTAGGTTTTGAAAAGGTTTCATAGTTATATGGAAACCTTAAACCATTTCTTGCTTGTTGATATGAAGCAAGACCTACTGGGGGTCTAAAGTTATTTTGGTTTTTCTTAAAAGTATTAGTTTGGTCGCTGTCTAAGAAAACACTAGATACTGATTTAACACTCTGTAATTGTGGTGTATAAGCATTAGCATTAATAGAAGAGTGAATATCATTAATAAGATTTAACCTACTGTCTAAACTCATTACTGGTGGAATATTCGCCATATCTTGCTCGTCTGGAACTACATATTTACCTTCTAACCTTATGTTTTTAAGAACATAAGATAAAGCACTAAAATCAAGAGCAGCACTATTAGTTGCTCCTACACGAGAAAACCTATTATGAAAAACTGCTCCATCACTTGCTAAATGTAATGTAATAAGTAATCCTCCAAGATAATCATCATCTAAAAATAGAGTTTCTTGGTTCATTAAATCAACTTGAATAGGAATACTAAAAAACTGTCCAATCATTCTATCATTAGCAGTTTTAATAGAGTGTGCTTGATTGTCTCCAATAGTAGCACACGCCAACATTCGCCTATTAAGTCGTGCGGCGTTTGTTCCTCCACTTAATGACTTAGTTAATGGTTCAATAAGATAATCATCAGTATTATGTGAATACGCTTCTGTTAAAGCAGTGTATTGTCCATAGTTATTGACTTGTGTTAATTCTATTAATGATTTTTTACTTTGAACAACTACTTTATCTATAACATTCTTAACACCTCCCCAATTTGGAAGATTAATACCAGTTTGCTTTAACATAGTAGCACCATTATTTTGAATTGCTCCACCATTCCAATTCCCAGCACCATATACATCTGCTCCATTAGCATAATTAGCACCAGTATTATCAGCAATAACAACATTATTATCTGCTCCTTTAATAAGTATTTGACCAACCAATTTTAAAGAAGTCATTTCTAACATTGCTGGTTGTGGTGGTATTGAGAATTTAATAGTTGGAAATCCTCCTTTACTTGAAAATCCACCAGAAACTTTCATATTTGGAAGTGTATTTTCTGTAAGAACTGCTGGATTATCATTTAAGGGTGCTAAACTAAAAGGTTTCTTAATAATCGGCATATTTTATATATTACTATAAGATTTTTTTTTTAAAATGTTTTTTTATTCTGCTTGTATTGTAAAATTAATAATAGATTTAGTTAATTGTTCTGCTGGTTTATCAGTTTCCATATCTAATATCAATATATCAAAGTTATTAGTTGTTATTGCTTGATTACTTAATGCGTTAATTATACCTAAACTTGCTTGATAAGAACCAACAATATCACCATTATTTTCTAAATATTTTTCATTATAAGGTGCTGGAATTGACGCTAATATAGGTTTTCTATAACCACTTCTATTTTTATCATTTGTATTTTTATATCCTTTAATAGGTAAATTATTTAATATAATACTATACTTATCTTTTGCTGCTGGTGAGTTAATTAAATTGTATAAGTAGAAAAATTCACTATTCTTACTTTGTATTTGACTAAATGAACCATATAAATTAGTCATATATAAAACAGCACCACCATAATCAAGATATGAGGCACTCTTTTCTGCTAGTTCAAATGGAGTATTTGTATTAACTACTAAATTTGCTAGTTCTTTACTTAAAGTCATACTATAATCTAACAAATGGGTATTTGTTTTATTTCCGTGTGTTGCTATACCATCTGCTTCTAATGAAATTTGTGTATAATCTAATTTACCACCTTCACCGTCTTTAGTCATACAAACTATAGGATTAAATGGAAAACCACTCGCCATTGCTTGTGCTAAGTTTAAAGTTCCAGCAGTATTTGCTGCTTTCATTGCGTCGCTTTGAAAGGTATTCATAAAACCTTGTGTAAAACCAAAATTTTGAACTCCTCCATCTACAACACTAAAATGAGGGAATTTTGTGTCTGTATCATATATTACACTTTTTGACCCATTTTGCCTCATTAAGAAATATCTAATATGTAAATCCCCTCTATGTGTGCCGTGTAAATATGAAAATTTTGCTCCTCTATCGAAATAAGTTTGAATACCTATTGAATATGCTTCGTCATTTCTTAACATACTGCTTAAAGGCATTTCAAAATCAACTACAGCGTGTGTTAGATTATCATTAAGTGTTCCGTCTCCATTATGAGCACTAATAAATTGTATATATGTTGGTGATGAAGGACTTGTTTTTTGTGAAGAAGCAACACTACCCATTAATCTAAAACCACAATACGCCATAGGTATTGGTGGTGTTCCTCCTCCATTCTTTTTAGTTATAATTAAAGCACCATTAGTTCTTTGAACATCATTTTGACCTCCTAAATGACTTGCTCCTACTCCATTTTCATTAACACCAGCATAAGATTCACTATATAATCCAACAAATATATCTCCTTCTTGGTCTCCAAAGTTTTTATTAGGTGTAAAAAGAATTGTATTTAAATGTTCTAATTCGTCAAAATTTCCCATATAAGAATTTAATTGATAAGCACCTTGAAATGTCGCACTTGCTTGATTATAAGTATCAAAATGACCACCAGTATGTTGATAAGGTGATTTACCTAAAGCATAAGAATTCCAACATCCAGCGTCTGGTAATGTTCCAGTAAAACTTCCAGTTGCTCCACTAGTATTTACTACTTGTCCAATATCACCAGTAGTATCAACATCTTTTCTATGTGTAGCGTGATATGTTGCTGGTAAATGATTATTTTGAACCATAAACCCCATTTCTAATGAAGAAGCATCCACAGATTTAGGAGGTATAATTAAATCAAAATCATATAAACATAAACTATTATTAGTTGCTATTGGTGTTGGGAAATTATCCCTTAATAAACACCTACCATTAGGTATTCCACTCTCACCTAACTTTTTATTTATCTCAGTCATTAAGGAATCCAATGTATAATTACCAGCAACAATTTCAACTGTTAAATCACTTGCTCTATCCCCACCATTAATTCTCCATATATCATTTCCACCTACAGAAATTCTATTATTTCCATTATTATGAAAATCATAAAATGGTAAAACCTTCTTAGCATTTATAGTTATAGTTTGGTTTTCAGTAAATCTTATTGAATTGTCCCTTTCAAACTGTGCCCAATTCAAAGAAACACTAGCATTTTCTGGAACGATTACTGGTTCATCAAATCTAACATTATAATTAAAACCATTACCTTCTGGACTAATACAATTAAAATTCATAATATATTGTATTAGAAGAAAAAAAAAAACAAAAATTACTTTATAAATACTATACAATACTAGGTGCTCCTACACTACCTTTTAACATATCAGTGCTATATCCACCACTCTGTTCAGTTGCTTCTTTATTTGGTGCGGTTAATTGTGGTCCTCCGCTATTTTCCTCGTGTCTATGTGCTTTTACAATTCCGTGGATAAGCATTCCTAAACCTACCATTTCTCCTAATATAGGGACACCCTCTGCTAAACCACCAGCAACATCCTCGCCTACTGCTCCAACAATTTTTTTATTTATAAAATTTTTAGCACTGTCGAATATACTACTAGTAGCATCATCGGTTGGTTCTTTTCCCATAACATCTGGTAAATCTGCTTTTGGTGGGTCTGCGTCTGCTGTAGCAGTAGGTCTTGAAGGTGTATCTGTTTTAGGATTTACATTGCCTCCTTGTTCAGTTTTAACTACATTTGGTCCTACTGCTGCTGGTTTTGGTGCTAATAATGATTGGAATAAGTCTGGTTCGCCATCTATATCTAATTTATTTCCTCTACTCAAAACTCTACTTGCTGCTTGTGCTCCATAATCTGCTCCTTCTGTTGTTGGTTCTTCGTCGTCTAAGTCCTTTGCTAGTTCTGCTGGTTTTCCTCCTCTTGCGTCTTGTCCAGTAGTGTCTCTTACTCCTCTATCACTAGGGTCAGTTGCGTCTTTAAATGGGTCGTTTTCTTCTTGTCTAACTTCGTCTGTTTGTTGAACGGTTCTATCTGCTTGTTCTCCTTGTGCTTGTCCTTCACTACTAGATGCCGCCTTTTCTCCTTGACTTGCTGCTTTACTTGGTCCTTTACCGTCATCTTCTGGACCTTTTTGATTTTGATTTTTAGCATTTCTAGCGTTTCTTGCTTTTTGAATTTTCTTATATAATTTTGTTGTTGCGTGTGCTCCAGCAAAAGCACCAGTTAAACTACCGCCTATTTTCTCTACATATTCCATATGTTGAGCAACTTTATCTGTCTCTAAACTTCTCCCCATTTGAGACATATTAGCAGCAAGTTTATTATAATTGTCTTGCTGGTCGTTTAGTCCTTGTCTAAATTGATTAATTCTACTTTGAAAATCCGCCATATATTATTCATTTATATTTTATTTATTTATATTGCTTCGCTTTATTTTTTTTGGTTTTCTCCATTGGGTATTGGTGGTTTGGGTTGCTTCGCTATATCCTCTGTATCTTCTTCTTCTTCTTCTTCACTATCCATTATTTCACCTTTCCAAGGTTTTGCCCACCCTTCTTTTTTACTCCATATTAATTCATCGTGATTTCTTCTTGCTTCCAATTCTTGGACACTTAAAAAAGTAAAATCATATTCCTCTTTTCTTGACCTTCTAAAAATTTCATAAAATTCTTTATCACCACCACCAAAAAATGATAGTGCTTCTCCTATCTTTTTCATTTCTGCTTCTGGAAAACTGCCCATAATATAATATGCTGTTGCGTTGTTTCTTAAAATAGTTGATATATACTTAAAATACTGTGTAGTAATACATACCGCCAATTTACCTTCTACTTCTCCATTTCCTATATGTCTAAACTTACTAGCAAGACTACTTATAGTATCCACTCTACCTCTACTAAAATTTACATCTCCTATAATATCGTCAAGTAATATTAACCACCTACCTTTTCCTTCGTCTGCTTTTACTAAATCTACAATTTGGTCTATTAAACCCTCACTAAATTCTTCAAATACAAAATCAAATTCATCTATCATGTATTTGTTAATTGCGTCGTTATGTGCCGTAGAACTAATTAAAATTCTAGTTTCG